AGAGAAGATATCCAATGCTATTGTGTCGGGAAGTCGCAGACCTGACGAGTCGGGTGCATCAAGCCAAGCTCCTTCCGTGAGTACATTTGATTACCGTAATGCAAGCAGAGATCAGAGAGAAGCTTTAAAGAAGCGAATCCGTGAGGCTGCTGCACGAGGGGAGAAATTGTATCCCGGACAGTAAACCGACTACATATTTCTCCTCATCAAAAACCACACAAATTTTATGAAGGAGAAATTAAAAATGAAAGAAATCTTTGAAAGAAAAATCAATCTTCAGCTTTTTGCTGAGGCAGGCACCGTTGTTAACTCTCTTACCAACGGCTACGTAAACGCTCATACCGGCGCATCCGAAGCGACCACCGCACTCGATCCTGAGATCAAGACCTTCTATGATACCGAGCTTCTTGAGAATGCTCGTATCGAGATGTACTACGCACAGTTTGCTAAGAAGCAGACTCTTCCCAAGAGACACGGCGGTACTATTGAATGGAGAAAGTTCAATACCTTTAAGAAGGCTGACCGTCTTATCGAGGGTGTTATTCCCGAAGGTCAGAAGGGCGGTACTAGCACTAAGACCGGCTTCATTGCACAGTACGGTACTTTCGTTGCTGTGACCGATATCCTTGAGATGAGAGCTTACGATGACATTATTCTCGGCTATACCGAGGAGATGGGCGCATCTGCATCCGAGACTCAGGAGACTCTTATCCGTGATGCTCTTCTCACCAATACCAACGAGTATTTCTGCGATAACATCACTCTCGCTGATGGCTCTGTTGCAGGCACTCCTACCGCACATAATCTTATGGAGGCATCCGCTACCGTTCTCTCCCTTCTTACTCCCAAGATGGTAGCAAAGGCTGTTACCAAGCTTAAGAAGGACAGAGTACCTACCATTAACGGTAAGTATTATGCGGTTATCCATCCTTCCGTTGCTCACGATCTTCGTCAGAGCGAGGAGTGGATTGAGGTACATAAGTATTCCGCTACCGGCGAGATCTTCAACGGTGAGATCGGTGAGCTTCACGGCTGCCGCTTTATCGAGAATCCCTTCGCTCCCGTATGCGGCGGCAAGTACGTCAATAAGGCAGGCTCTAAGACCTATGCGACTCACTTCTTCGGTAAGGATGCATTCGGTATCATCGATCCCGAGGGTGGCGCACTTGAGATGATCGTTAAGGATAAGTCTCAGGTCGGCGGTCCTCTTAATCAGTTCTCTACCATCGGCTATAAGTTTGAGACCAACGGCGCAACTATTCTCTATCCTGAGAGAATGCTCTGCGTATGGTCCTGCTCCTCTTATAGCGGTATTGACGAGGCTAACTACGATGAGACCTTCTTCAGCACCGTAAATCCCTACGCTAAGGCGTAAATTAACAATGCGAGGGTAGGAGACCTATCCTGCCCTCGTAAAACTAAGGAGGCTATTATGGCAGACGTAAAAGAAAATGTAAAAGCAACTACAAAAGTACCCAAGGAAGAGCGTGTTGAGGTGTTCGTTCCGAAGGGTGCTGTTAACGATGATCCTAACCTCTACGTTAGCGTAAACGGAGAGAATTTCCTTCTCCCTAAAGGTCAGGTATCTCTTGTACCGCCTTATATTAAAGCGGCAATAGAGCGATCTTACGGCGCACAGGCTTTTCAGGAGAAGAGAAGCAATGCTCTTATAGAAAAGACGTTGCATCCGACAAATCAGTAATAGTAACAATGGGGAGATATAAAGATAGTGTCTCCCCATTCTTAAAATAGGAGGTAATCTTATGACGATAATGGGAGCGATAAACCATCTTGATGCGGTGAAGCCTAACGGTTACAGTCAGGTGGAAAAGATAAGGTGGCTCTCTCAGCTTGACGGAGTGGTCAAGACAGAGATTATTGATACCCACGAGGGAGGGGAGAAGATAACCTTTAAGGGTTATGACGAGCTGACTCCTCTTACAGAAGAGCTTCTTGTGCCTCATCCTTATGACGAGGTATATATCAGGTGGCTTGAGGCTCAGATAGACTATGCCAACGGTGAGTATGGCAAGTACAATAACAGTATTACTATGTATAATACTGCACTTTCGGCTTATGAGAAGTATTACAACAGGACTCACAAGCCTATTTCCAAGAATTTTACACACTTTTAAGGAGGGGGAAGGATGAAGTATCCAACGTTAAATGAGATGAATACATCCCGTGAATGGCTTGATACCTTCAGGGGATATAACCATAATCTCAGGATAGGTGAGGGTGAGTTCTATGAGATGACTAACCTATCATCGGATAACTATCCAATTCTCTCTCCTCGACCTAAAAGAAGCGTTTATGTAAATGATACATACGGAACACCGGGTATGCCGCAGGGAATGGTGGCAAAGGATTCTCTCTGCTACGTAGAGGGAGGAGACTTTATAATGAATGAACACCGTATACCTATGGGACTTGCGGTGGAAAGGGATGAAGAAAATAAGATCATCCCCAAGAATTTGATATCAATGGGGGCATATGTAATCATACTGCCCGATAGAAAATATATAAATACGGAAAATATAAATGACTACGGTGATATAGACAAGTGGATTGATACCGAGTCGAGTGTCACATTTGAGCTTTGTACCGCAGATGGTGCTAAGTATGAGAATACCAAGGCGCAGCCTAATGCACCGGATATCACCGAGGATATGCTTGAAGGCAAGGTAGATATTCCATTGTGGATTGATACCTCCTCTACTCCAAATGCACTTAAGCAGTATTCCAAAACAAACTCAGCTTGGTCTACCATACCAACAACCTATATCAGAATATCCTATACGGGCATTGGAAAACCATTTTCGCTTAATGACGGTATAACCATTACAGGCGTTGAGGGTATTCCTGACCTTGCCTCTCCTACCTCTGCTGTTATATGGGCGATGGATGAGAGAGTGAATGACGATGGCGAAAGGGAAAGCGATTGGATCGTTGTCAAGGGTATTCTTCCTGAGGTAAAGACACAGACAAAATCTATAAGGATAGAAAGAACAATGCCCGTTATGGACTTTGTCATAGAGTCGGGTAACCGCCTTTGGGGATGCAGATACGGTATTCAGGGTGACAAGATAGTTAATGAGATTTATGCTTCAAAGCTTGGAGACTTCAAGAATTGGAATTGCTTTATGGGTATTTCCACGGACTCTTACGTTGCCTCTGTAGGTACTGACGGACAGTTTACGGGAGCTATTTCCCACCTTGGTTATCCTTTATTCTTCAAGGAAAACTGTATGCACAAAGTCTATGGTAATTATCCTGCTAATTATCAGATACAGGCAACTACTTGCCGTGGAGTGCAGAAGGGATGCGAGAGAAGCCTTGCTATTGTAAACGAGACTTTATATTACAAGTCGAGGTCGGGGATTTGTGCTTATGACGGCTCTCTGCCTATGGAAATATCCTCTGCTCTCGGTGACGTTTCTTACAGTAAAGCTGCGGCAGGCGCTCTCGGAAACAAATACTACGTCTCTATGATGGACGAAAACAATGCTTTTCACTTGTTTGTCTATGATACTCAAAAGGGAATGTGGCACAGAGAGGATGCTACCGAGGCTAGGGACTTCTGCTATTGTCGGGGAGACCTTTACTACATAGATCATTTTGTAAATCAGATAAAGACTGTTCGTGGTACTGTGGGAGTTCCCGAAGATAAGAAGATAAAGTGGACTGCTGTTACCGGCATTATGGGTACGGACTCTCCCGATAAAAAGTATATCTCAAGGCTTGACGTAAGAATGATGCTTGAGCCTTCAGCGAGGGTGAGCTTCTATGTCGAGTATGACTCTTCGGGAGCTATGGAATATCTTTATTCTATGACGGGAAAGAATCTTCAAAGCTTCTCTGCACCGATAAGACCGAGAAGATGCGATCACCTAAGATTGCATATAATCGGTGAGGGCGATGCTAAGATATACTCCATCTGCAAGACTGTTGAATGGGGGAGTGATAAGTAATGGTTGAGTTAAGACTACCTAATATCAAAGGTGCTACAGAGCGAGAGCAGTTAGCTGAGATAAGAGGCTATTTGTTTCAGCTAACAGAGCAGCTTCAATTTGCACTTAATAGCATTGGTACATCTTCTCCTCAGGTAGTGACAAACATACCAAGAGTAGCCTCCTCCGCAAGTCTTGCGAGTACAGGAGCAAGTACACAGGCAACCTTCAATTCTATTAAATCTCTCATAATAAAGTCTGCCGAAATAGTAGATGCCTATTATGATGAAATAAATAGAAGGCTTGAGGGTGTGTACGTTGCTCAATCTGACTTCGGAGACTTTGCACAGAAGACCTCTCAGGAGATAGAGGAGACTTCTACAAGCACTATACAGAGGTTTGAGAATATCCAAGTTCTTATTACTAACCAAGGTAGTGAATTGGAAACTGTCAAGGGAGACCTTCAGACCATAGGCGCAGACATCAGCTATGCAGAGAAGAATATTCTTACAATAAGTAGTGAGATAGAGGCTCTTGACGGTAGCATTGCTTCTGTGGAGGGGGAGGTTGCCTCTCTTGATACAACCTTACAAACCACAAAAGTAGAGCTGCAAAGCAAGGTTGAGAACACCAAAACAGAGCTTTCAAGCACTATAAGCAGCACTAAAGAGGAGCTTTCCGGCAATATCAATACTGTAAAAAGTGACCTTGAGGGAAGCCTTGATAATACAAAAA